AAAAGCGCAACGGCATACTGAAGCTGGTAATGCACCTAGTATTGAGGAGTGGATGAAGCTCCCACAATTGATCACTCAAGCTGAACAGGTTGTCTATGATGTAAAAAATGACAGCGTTTTATATTTATTACCCGCACTGGTCAAGCAACACGAGGATGACGTACTGAAGCTTTCTGCACGAAATCAAAATGGCGTGATGGAAATTGTAAGTATTTGTAAGGTGCAGAATAAGTCAATTCTTGACGGTTTGAATGCAAACCAGTACGAATCAATTCGATGAGGAGATGGCGGCTGACTTGCACAGCATAATACTGAGTACCAATACGCTAAACCGTAACCATTCTATTTGGAAACTACCATCTCAAGGAATAGTTTAAATTATGAGCATCATACAAATCAATGACCAGTTGCTTGTTGAGAAGTTACATACTGTTGCTGAACATCTTGATCAACCTATTCGGCTTAGTCATTCAATAGCCAATAGTTTGTTAACAGTCGTTGAAGATAATTTTGATAATGAAGGTCGACCTGCATGGGCAGGTTTAAGTGCTGTGACATTGGCTCGACGTAAAGCAGGTAAAATTTTACATCAATCAGGTCAGTTACGTAGAAGCATTGTCACGGCTGTAAAGGATAATGAGGTCATGATTGGTACAAATGACCCTAAAGCTCCTACTCACCAGTTCGGTGCCAAGCAAGGGCAATATGGTAAAAACGCTCGAAACAAACCCATTCCTTGGGGAAACATCCCTGCCCGCCCGTTTATTCCGATGGATGCCAGTGGTAATTTACAGCACGAAGCTGAGCAGGCTATTTGGGATGATGCTGATCATTTTTATAAATCGATATTCGGTTAGGCTTAAACACAGCGTTAGATAGACGTTAGATTCCTATAATTTTAATGAAAACACTGAAAACCATGAATCTATCGTCTATATAAAAATAACAGCTTAAAACGCCTTAAAACAATAAATACAGATTTATCGATTTTTCGGAAAGAATTCCAACTCTTTTTAACTGCCTCCAACACTAAGCTGATGACATCGCCTTAAAACCCGATGTTATGAAAAAGACTCTGCTTACCGCTTCATGCGCATTCGACTTATCTACGACACAAAACCACATGGTACTTATTCCAGAAGGGATTTTCCGTGGGCTAGATGGTCGCCCGTTTGATGCCCCGCACTGGAATTTAACGTCTGAGCGTGGTCAGCAAATGGCTGTGGCATTGAATCAACGTACCATTGATATGGTCATTGATTATGAACATGCCACATTAAAAGCACAAGAATCGGGTGCGCCTGCTCCAGCATCGGGTTGGTTAAAGTCAGGTGCATTTACTTACGTTAGTGGGGTGGGACTATGTAGTACGCAATTTGAATGGACGGATAAAGCAAAAGAATTTATTGCGACGGAAGAGTACAAATATTTATCACCTGTTTTTCTTTATAACCCAACAGGTGAAATTCTTGGCTTGTTGCATGTCGCTTTAACTAATACCCCTGCCCTTGACCAGTTGCCCGAAGCCAAGCTTGCTGCGGCAGCACAGGATTACTTTTCTCAAAATTTAACCCAACAGGACTCCGAAATGGATGAGTTATTAGAACAGTTGCGCTGGATGCTGAATCTGCCCTTGTCAGCCTCCGCAGAAGAAATTACGGCAGAACTTAGCAAACTCCAAGCCCAAATCAAAGACAAAACGGGTGTGGCTGTCGCAGCCAATAGTCAAAATCTTTTTGATGCGATTGCAGCTATTGATCAAATTAAAATGGCTGCTAACAGTCAAGCCAAGCCTGATCTAACACAGTTTGTACCGATGGCTGTATATCAAGAAGCAGTTGCCAAAGCTGGTAATGCTGATGCCGCAGTAAAAGCTAAAGAAATTGAAGACTTGATCGTAGCGGCATGTAGTGATGGACGCCTCACAGGTGAAGCCACAATTAACTGGGTAAAAGATAAGGCTAAAACCAATCCTGATTTTGTTAAGGCTCATCTTGAAGGCTTACCCAAAATTGCGGCTTTGACCCAAAAACAAACGCAGCAGCTGAATCTAGCGGCTAATCACCAGCAACATCAACAACCTGTGGATGACATTACTAGAAGTATTGCCAGTCAATTTGGTTTAGACCCTGCAACTATTGGAGCTTGATTTATGACAGCTACTCAAATCCCAATCGTCACTGAAATGCGTGATGGTGAGCTATTACCACTCTCATTAAAAGCAAATGCGATTGTTTTAGAAGGCACATTTGCTGTCGTTGATGCTACAGGTCTTGCCATTTCTTCAACTGTTGCTGTTGCAGCAACTCAAAAAGTTTTAGGTGTGTGGGATAAATCGGCCGACAACACAGGAGGTGCTGATGCAAATGTCATCGCATGCGCTCGTCGCAAAAAGCAGTTCCTGTTCCGAAATTCTACAACTGATGCTGTAACACAAGCCGACATCGGCTCACAGGTTTATGTCGAAGATAACCAAACCGTTGCAAAAACAGCAGGTGCTGGAAGTACACGCCCTTTAGCGGGGAAATTTATGGGCTTTGATACGCAATATCGTGACTGCGTATGGGTGGAGATTTAATACATGATCATTAATGAACAAAATGTCGCGCGCATTCTGGCTGCTTTAAGTACAAGCATTAAAAAGGTTTTTGATGGGGCTTTTGCTTCTACAGAAAGCAATTATGACAAAGTGGCAATGACTGTACCAAGTACGGGGGCATCAAATACATATGCATGGACAGACCGCTTCCCTGCTTTACGTAAATGGATTGGCGATAAAGCAGTAAAGAAATTAACAGGCCACGCTTACATCTTAGTCAATGAAGATTATGAAGGCACTGTTGAAGTTGATCGTAACGATATCGAAGACGATAACTTGGGTATGTATACCATTGAAACTGAATCTGTTGCTGAATCAGCTAAGCGCTGGCCAGATGGTTTGGTCTTTAAAGTTTTAACCAAGGGATTTAGTGAAAAATGTTATGACGGCAAAACATTTTATGCCACTGATCATAAGGTTGGTGACGGTAAAAGCGTTGAAACGTATAGCAATAAGATCACTGCGCCATTGAGTGCCGCAACTTTGGCTGAAGCTCAAGCGAGTCTTGGTGCTGCAATTACGCTGATGACGTCTTTAAAAGATTCTGAAGGTGAACCACTTAATTTAAGTCCAAGCTTGTTGGTTGTTCCACCTGCTTTACGTGAAACAGCAAACGTGTTGGTTACAACAGATCGTTTGGAAGACGGTAAGCCGAATCCATATAAAAATGCCGTTGAAGTACTGGTCTGTGGTTGGCTGGCAACTACAACTGAGTGGCATTTACTTGATGCCTCACGAAAGATCAAACCTATTGTATTTCAGCCACGTAAAAAGCCTGTCTTTGTTGCTCAGTTCGACATGAATAGCGACAACGTCTTTATGCGTAAAAAGTACCGTTATGGTGCTGAAGCACGTGGAGTTGCAGGCTTTGGTTTGTGGCAACAGGCTGTTGGTTCGACTGGTACTGGAGCTTAAGTCATGTATGCAACGGTAGATGCGATGCTTAAGAAATTTGGTGAACGTGAACTGATCCAGCTCACCGACACTGAAGCACCTTATGAGGATGTCATTAATTACGAAAAGCTGAATGCGGCACTCGCCGAAGCGAACTCTGAGATTGATGGCTACCTTGCGAGTCGCTATCAACTACCGTTGCCTGCTGTACCACCATTTTTAGAAGCGATTGCTTGCAACATGGCACGCTATCATGCCTGCACAGGTGCGATCTCTGAAAATGATCCAATCAAAACTCGCTATGACAATGCCGTTAAGTCATTAAAGGAAATTGCCAAAGGCACAATTGCTGTAGGTGGTACACCAGCGGGTAATTCGGCCCCAATACAAACTTCTTCAAATAATGTGATCTTCCAAGCCGGACGTCACGACTGGGGAGGTAAAAAATGGTAGACCTAAATCTTTCAATTGTTGAGCAAGGCATCAAGTCTGTCATGGCTGAACAGATCACAAATAAACTCTGGCCGTGGGTGCGTCAAATCCGCACCTATGGTGGTGAATTTGATGATGAAACGCTCGCATTTGCGAAGTTATTTCCAGCAATTTGGGTGACTTATCAGGGTTCAATATCTGAAAAAACCAGTCATAACAAAACCGAATATCGGTCAACTTTCGTCGTGTTGGTGGGTGCTCGTTCTTTGCGTAATGAAGAATCACAGCGGCATGGTGCTGGGGCAGATATAGGCACCTTTGAAATGCTGGATCGTGTACAGCGCTTGTTAAGCAACAATGATTTATCTAGCCAGAATATTCAAGGTTTAGCAGGTCTTGAGTTAGGTAAAACTCGAACAATTTTTAATACTACCACGCGTAGTCAATCAATATCTGTATTAGCCCAAGAATTTACCACTTCATACGTCATTCAAGCTTCAGATCGTGATCGTGAAGAGGCAGAAACAGAAGCTATGCTGACACACGTTAATCTTAATTATTACTTTGATCCAGAAGATTTCGGTATTGCTGATGCAGCTGATCTGGTCGAATTAAAAGGTGAAAACTAATGTCTATTCCCTACATTAAAACACCAGGCACTTACATCGATGTAAACATCAATACACAGCGCTCTGGATTGCCTCTCAATACACAGAAAGTATTATTT